GCGCTCTTACCATCCAGCAGGCTTGCTATGGGGCTGTCGCCATGCTCTTGCAGAGCGTCGTTCGTCTCCTGCTCGATATAGTCCGGGAGCCCCAGGTTCTTGACGATCGCATCACGGATCCCAGATTGTTTATCGAGAGGCCAGCCCGCTTTTTCGAATAACCCCAGGATAGCAACTATGTCCTGCGTGCTGAGTGGCACCAGCGGATCGTAAACGATCTTGGGTTTGGGTTTGCCCCGCTCGAACTCAAACTGTGGGTTAAGCCTGAATAGTTGTTTGACTGCCTGACTGTTTATTGACTCCTGGAAGGATGTGGCCGTGGCCGCGACCGCTAGTGTGAAGTTGTCGGTCTTGTCTCGTGATAAGGCCAGACTGCCAGTTCCACCCATCCCGAGGGCCTGGAACTCAGTCATGGTAGCGATCAGGATCGCTTTGGCTTCTGCCTCGATAGATGCCGTGATATGGCCGATGATGTCTGCGTTCTGTGAGGGCTGTAGGAACCCTATCTTGATCGTGGGGTTCCCATTCTGGTCCCAGACTTGGGGGGTGATGATCCACTTCTGGGCATCTGTTGTGATGTTGGTCAGGGTCTCGACCAGGCTATTATAAGAGGCTAGAGCGGATTCTGCTTCGGGGGTACTCGGATCTATGAATGGGGCATTGCAGATATTTCCCGGCACTTCTGCCCATGGAATGCCTGCGCCGCCTCTTTCCGCTGTTATGTTTCGCAAGTCCTCCATGAGGGACTTGGTCCGCCAGGACCTCCAGACCGGCCTGAGTATAGATCTACCTTCCGGGCTGTCCCTTCCCGGTTCAGCCCGAAGGTTCAGGATCTTCTCGATTGGAATGAACGTGGTGTGATAATCAGGCGCCGCGAGCTGGGTAAGACCAATCAGGCGAGTTACGTCTTCGGGATCGTAATCCCAATGAAACACCGTGTCCGGGCTCCTGAAAGAAAAGTTGGCCCAGCCGATGGCATTATCATCGTATTCCGAGGAGTATCTTTCATCATACTGCTCACCGTTCCTCTCCTTGAATATCTTTTCGAACGGCGCGAACCCGAACTGAAGTGTAGGCTTGGCAGCAGTCGCTATGAACGTTTGCCAGGAGTGCCACATGTCATTCATGCACTCTTCGAGGAACGCGGCGGACCCATTGTCCTTGTTCTCATCGACTACCGGGTCGACGTGCCAGGTCGTGCGGCGAATGAAGAGAGAATAGGCATTCAGAGCCGATCCAACGTACGCATCATTTGAACCCATCTGCTCATAGACGAGCCACAGGTTCCGGCCTTGCAGCTCTGGCAGGAAGTCTCGCCGGATCCAGCCCGGCATGAAGTAGGTAAGTCCTGACCTGCCGTACTCCTGGCGGTTGAGAGCCTTGGGGCTCTGGATAAATTTCGGGTAGATGCCGCCGTTGGGGGCTGCGGGAGGCTGAGTAGATTTTGGCATGAGAGGCTTCCTATTTGATGGGTATTTGATGGGATCTTGTGAGATAGAAATTTATACGGATTCGAACAGTTTACAGCATTCAGTGCATCTCCATTTAGCGCCGTCGCGGGTGATTATATGCTCGTGGTGTTTCGATCGACGATATTCAAACTCCAACCCTCGACGAATCCCCGATTCGACCGCCGTGCAGAATTTGCTGTCCTGTGTTGCTTTTTTATATACGAGTCCGAAATGCTTGGCGATATTCCATGGTGCGGTGAGGGGGTGTGTCCGGGCAAACGCCTCCACTAGGTTATAATCGATTGTGCCCTTCATTCTCTTTTTGCCCCCTTGTGTCTGTTAGTGGATCGACTCACAGCACGCAAATTTCTTTGGTTATTGGATCCACCATGTGATAACGCTACCTTATGATCCACTTCGAGGCGATCCCCCCGCTTGAGCCCCAGCTTTCTCCTGGCCGCATTGCGCTGTGCCCGTCGCTTGATCTGCTCGGGCTTGCCGTGGTACTCCCTGTATTCGGCCTCGTGGTCCCTGGCTTTCTCTTTCGCCAGAATGGCCTTCAGAATCGGTATGCGCATGATCATAGTGGTCTACTTCCATGGGGGTACTCGGGTGGCTCCGGTGAAGGTGAGCTTCACGTTCTGGGGCATCTGACCCAAGGCCTGAAATGCGTATGCTAAGGCATCACATTGGTCGTCGTGGGCACCTACAGGGAAGCTCAATAACTCGGATTCGAATTCTGGGGGTAGGCTACGGTTATGATAGATCTGACCTAGCTCGTACCTGGCCTCCAGGGGGGCAAATCTTGATACCTTATCCGATATGGGTTTAACTCCCCGGACGTTTAAAGACGTTTGGGCCGAAAGCTGCTGGATCAGGGCTTTTTGGTAATTGACTTCTTCAATGGCCACGATAGACGGCTTCCATTTGGCCGCCATCTGACTGATAAAAGTAATCTGCTCAGAGAATGATCCGCGGATTCGTTGGACGTCTAGCACGTGCAGTATTCCTTCTCGATCTCTGCCCATAACCGCGCCAGCCGTATAATCGGCTGTCTCTTTTTCAGATATCGCAAGATCTACACCTAGTGATATGTTAAGCTGTGGTTGTGGTGGTGTGCGGTCCTCGTACTTTAGCCAAGCCCGCTGGATCCTTGTGGCCCCCGCTCCAATAAACTGACATTCGTATTCTTGTGCGACCCAAGCATTACCGCGCTCTAAGCGTTCTTCCTCGATGAAGGCAGGATCGATCCGGGGGCACTGTTGCCACGGAACTTCGATCTTCTCCCAGCCTTTGCTTTTGGCCCAGGTGTCGAAGAAGAATCCTTGCTCCCCCCGCGGGGTGGACATGAGCACAAGTCTGCCCCTAGAGACTGCCAGCATGGGCCTGACTGCACCATAAAGCTCGTCCGGTATAGCTGCCGCCTCATCTAGTATGAGGAGGGTTACAGCGGATATACCCCTAATCGTCTTCTCTGAACCGGGGAGGGCCAGGACCCTCGAGCCATTGGCGAACCTTACTGAGAGCTTAGTATCGCTGTCCAGCTTGACATTCTTGTCTACCATGTCGAGGAACTCAGCGAATTTCAGCATGAGTTCCTGTGACTGTCGGAGAGACGGCGAGTCTAGGACTATTGTGCTCCGTGGCTTATGGATGGCTTCCCACAGCGCCAGGATTGCGGCGGTGGAGCTTTTGCCAGACTGTCTTGAGCAGTTTAGGCATAGACGAGGGTGAGTGGATCGGAGGAAGTTTGCTTGCCACGGATCAGGTGTGGTGTTCAGATAATAACGAGCGAAGACGACAGGATCTTTGGCGGCTTCCAAACGAAGGACGTCCTCAGCCGCTTTGATCGCTTCTAGTTTCGTTGAGAATTGTGAGGAGTTCTTTGAGTCTTGCATCTGCCTCAGCTTCCGAAAGGGACTCGATTGATCCCGCCATCCTAGACGTTGGATCATCCCCTGCCAGTTCAAGCTCTGCTTTCAGGGCTTTGGCTGCCATGTCGGTAGCCTGATGATGCCAGTTGATGACTTGACCAGGAGAGGCTTTGCGTTTGACCGGCTGGCCATTCTCGTTCACGGAACCGTATTCGTCGCCCACCTGCCAGTCCAAATGCTGCCAGGCCCTCATCTTGATCTTGTCTATTAGGTCCAGGCTCTTTATGATCTCGATTTTGGCGGATTCTCGGCGGCTGTCGTGGTTGGCAGCACGTTCCTCCTTGGATTCGGCTACCAGGTCTTTCAGGTCCCAGACGGCTATCTTGTAGCGGCTGATTGTCTTGGCCTTCTCGGGGATGCCCAGTCGCTTGGCGATCGATGCCGGACTCTCCTTGCGTCCGAACCCTTCCTCTACTTGGTCAATGTACTCTGCTATCGATTCAAACGCCATTGGACATCACTTTGGACAATTGGACAAATTTGGACAAAAAGCCACTTAGGAGACTCGAACTCCTGAACAATCGGTTACAGGCCGATGGCAATGGCCGCTATGCGAAAGTGGCTGGTCGGTGGCTGGGGAAAGGAGGGATCGAGGAACCCGGCATGAGGCCATCCTTATAGCTTGTAGAACGTCGCTCCTTCTTGAGTGGCCAGCTCTTTGCCGGTGCAGGTGTTGTCACGAGCCACGATGGTGCTCTGCACTGGTGCTAGGTCCGTGGTACAATAGCATCCCCCCGGGGCCGTGATCTTGCAGTCTCGGGCCTCTACGTAGGACCGGCCTATTGCATGGATGCCAAACCAGCCTTCCAGTAAGCAGTCTTCGAATAAGACTTTGGAGCCTTCGATGATGTACGTTGCCCCGCCAGTCGAGTCCTCCCTGGTCTTGCTGCTCACCAGAACGGAGTACTTCACCGTGCCGGTCCCATCCCGAATCATCAGGCCATAGGAACCCGTGGTGTTGGTACAGTTCATCATGAGATCGCTTATGGTGAAGTCGTTGACCTGCCAAACGGTCACCTGGCTATCCGTCCGGAATCGTGAAGCGCTTACATTATCAGGGCTTCGGGCCTTGTAATCGTCGTTCCCATAGAGGACTAAGCCCTCTCTGCATTTCCAGCCTTCGGAGTCTATCACGGTGCTGTTGTGGCATGTATCAAGGATGATGCCTTCAGCACCGCAGTTCTGGGCTACCACCTGGGAGACTATCTCGTTGGTGCCGCTATCTCCAGCTCCGTTGTTCCCCAGGTAGATGCCAGATCCCCAGGAGTTCTTCAGGTTGAGCTGGTAGTATAGGCCGTTCTTCCGCTCGGACCCCACCAGGATCAGGCCTTCGCCGTCGTGCGGCTGGCCGTCTATCTGGGCTGCTCGATTGCCGTCCAGGGTGAGGTGCTGGATGGTGAAACTCTCGTATCCGGGATCATAGCCCCTGGTGCCCCTGATGAGCACCATGGCAACGTGTCTCGAGGGGCTACGTTGGCCGGGGAGGAGGTGAAGGACGGTCTCATCCATCCCATCACCGCTTATGTGCATATCCTTGTCTAGGGCCTGGATAGCGGAGTAGAAGATGTTGGAGCCGTCTGGGTTGAGTGCGAATGGATAGGGAGCTGATAAATTGTAATGGCCTGCACCTATATGCAGGCTACCGCCGTCTGGAGTCGCATTTATGGCCGCCTTGAACAGGCCTGCTGCATCCGATGAAACGGGCAATGCTGCTATGGGTTCTCCGGCGGCTTCTGTGATAATGAAATTGTCCTTCTGGTAGATCCGGACGTCATAGGAGCTTTCTGGCTCAGGTGCTGGTTCGACTTCTGGTTCGGGTTCCAACTCGATCTCGGGCTCCAGCTCCAGCTCGATGTCCATAGGCGGCATATCGACCGCCAGCTCAAATTCTGTGAAATTCAGTTCAGGAAATTGGATCTCATCCGAGATGTTGACCGAATGGAGCTCGGGCATCACTATGGGAGGTGCCTGGATGTCGGAGAACCGGAATGGAGCTGGATAGACGCCCACAGAGCTGCCGATAAGCAAAGCTAAGAGGAGTAGCCCGAGAATGTGTTTCAAGGTGACCTCAGAAGAGACGAGTAAATTCGATAGCAGGGATCAATTCGTTGACGCCAGCAAATTGATATTATGGTGGCCAGGGAAAGGAGGGAGAGGAACCCTGACCACCGTCAGGGAACTAGGAAGCCTTTCTTGGGTTTGGCGTGGCGACGGATCTTCTCTTCCTGGATGTCCGCCATTGTTGCATCTAGGTCGTAGTCGCTCCATTCTGGGAGAGACTTATGCCAGTCGATGTCGATTCTTCTGACCATGTCGAGCCTCCATTGAGATGACAAGGAGCCCTCTTTGGCCATTGAAGGCCCGAGGGCCAGCGTAGTCCTTTTTCCGTACCGCCAATTTGTACGGCTTGCACAAATGGATGATTAGGAATGTGGCGGGCCACACGGGAGATATCAGAAGCTAAGAAGAGTATGTGGTCCGCCGGATTATGCGATTCTCCGTTTCCCAATCACCTTATTAACATCGGAAATGTTAATTCCAAGTCGATTGGCTATTTCAGACCGGCTCATTCCACCACGGAACGGGCCTCTGCCATACATTTTTTTGATAATATCCATTGGAACGTTGTCTGCACCTTTCCAGAAGGTCGCAGACCGACGAGTATCAGAATTCATAGTCGATGCCCCTTACTCAGGCCCGGTCATCGATGGCTAATCGCACACCCCCGCTTTTAACGGGCGGTCTGGATTAATCCAGCCGTCATACCCGCGACATCTTTCGCAGGAAATGTTTGGTGTACCGTTGAGTTTCCTTTGGCTTTTTGCCAAAAGGCTTTCCATCATTCCAGATCCGACAATCGCAGAATGCAAACCCCCTTTCATCGGGCTTGACGATCTGATGACATTCGGGGCAAGTGATATGACCGGTGGCCAATTCCACAACCTTGCCATAATCTTTTCCTGGGATGATCAGACATGCTAAACATTTATATTCGTTCCAGGCCTGATTTACCCCCCGAAAACCGCGGGAGATACGATGAATTGATCCGTCGGTCGATAGGAGGGATTTCATCACATATGGTGTGTGTCGATAATATTATATATATGAAATAGCACCAAATCGGTGCTAAAGTCTCAATCTAACCACCCTCCTCCACCCTACCCTTCGTTTGGAGGAATGTTTCCCTTTCTCGTCTATTGGCATTTTCTCTACCAGACCCAATTCAGACATTTCTACCAGGTCGCGCCTTAACCTGCCCTCCGGGCGGTCAAGTTTCTCCGCCAGAACCGGTATAGATATAGCATGATCCGGCATTGAATTCAGTATCCGCTTCATCATAGCCGTGCTAGTCAAATCGACCACTCCCACCCTCGCCCGTCTGCGCTTTCTCGCCTGTTTACGCCCTTATATTTGAAGACCCTCGACAGCAGCACCAAGACCCTGCTGTGCCTGAAGCCCAGGCCGGTTGCAACGTCCCCGGTTCTGTGCCATCCGGGGTGCGCTTCCAACCAGTCTACCACGTGCCACTGACCGATTTAGACCGCCTCCTTCATCTTCGGTAAGAGCTGCTTCTTCTCCTCCTGCAGCTCTTGCTCTTTTGAGACCAGGATGTTTATGGCCGTCCGGATGCCTCGTATCTGAGTCTCGACCTCATCCAATTTCTTGCCGGTCTTGTATCGAGTAGAGAGCTGGTTGCGGCGGGCTAGCTCTTCCGGTGGCAACGTTTTGTGGATGCTCAAAGCTTCGCCCCCTGCTGAAGAAGTCTGATCCTGACAGATTTAGCGCTGTAATAGAGGCCCTTGTCGTAGAGAATGTCGGATATCTCTTCCAACGTCTTTCCCGCCTTCCACAGATCCCAAATCATAATATTAAGCTCCGATCGGGATATCGAGACTGGCTCGGGACGGGTTTCTGTTGCTTCAGCCTCTTGTGGCTCTTCGCCTGGCTGTGCCACTGGTTCGGGGTCGTCTGCCTTTTTGGACTCTGGTTTGGCCTGTGCCTTGCCTTTCATCCTACCAATGTAGGCTGCTCTGGCTCGTATCTTCGTCCACGGAACGAGCTTGCCTTTCTTTTCTAATTCTGCGGCTATATCGAGAACACCAATGCCATCCCCAAGCATCCTGTCCACCTCAGCCAGGGTCTCGGGATCAAGTGGAACGTTCCGGGATTCCCGGATAGTTGCCACTTCGTCTTGTTTCTTTTCCTGTTCCGGTGGCTCTTCTAGATTGGTCGGTTCCGCCTCCTGGGGAGGTTCTGTCTCGGTTTTTGGTGGATGATCTTCTTGAGCGGATTCAGAGACTACTAAATCTCCTACGAATGGCTCCACGTGACCTATGACCGGGGCCCCCTCGGCAGAGCCAAGAGTAAATCCCTGTGGAATCTGTGGTGTCTGGAGTTCGATCTCTGTAAATTCGACATCTGGTGCGGTCGCCCCCTCGATGTTCTGGAACTCAGTCAACTTGTCTTTGATATCATATCCAGTGAGAGTTGCCTCCTGCATGATCTGCGGTGTCGACTTTTCCCTCAGAACTCCGAGTGTGGGTGAGTCTAATGTCTCAACTGTTCGGGATTTCCTAATAGTTGCCTTGCCCTTGCCGTACCTATGCCGCACCGAATCTAATGTGGTGCCGCAGATTTCTGCTATCGTCCTCCAGGTTCGCACCTTCCCGTCCGGGCCTGGGGTGTCCCTCAGCTCGATCACACGGGCTGTGAGGGCTGCGCTCTCGTCTGGTGTGTGTATGCCATGCTCTGTGCTGGCTAGATCGATGATAGAGTTGATATGCTGCCTGATGTGGGGCACGGCTTCGAGCTTCTCCAGGGGGATAGAACCTGATGGGGGAAAGATCAAGCGGAAGATTTGGGTTTCTATGGGGATCATTTTATTCCACCTCTTCGTCCGCTCGCCGCTCTTCGATCAGGCCTTCCAGCAGCAGAGCATAGTTGATCACATCCGTGATCTTCTCGCTGAGCAGTGCGCTTTTGGGCATCGCTCCCCGGTGCTCGATGTCCTCGATGATGTCCCGAATGGACACTATGTGCTTAGCCCACATACCGAGCAGAGCGGTTTCGGGCTCGATGTCTTGCAGTGCTGCCGCCACCTTGAAGTTGTGGAGCCGGTCAGATGTTGCGTATTCGCTTGCTTTTGCATTCAGTACTTGGTGGCAGTAGCCCAGGCGGGCCACTACCAGCTTATCGAACTCAGATGCGTTCATGATTTTGGAACCTCAATATTCACCAATTCGCCTACATGCGAGCGATAGTACTCCTCTTTCTCTGGGGGCCAGGCCGCTCGTATCGTGGTCCACAGGCGACCATCTGTGAGCAGTAGCAAGACCAGATAGTCCTGGCCGGCTGGTAGAGGGAAGTTGCCCGGCTTGTCTGCAAACTTGGTGTCCCATTCCAGAAACTCGGGCGACAGGTGGCCTACCTTCGCCTTCAGGACGGTTAGGAGTCGGGTGTCCCTGGTGTCCTTGGGCATCTTCACGTACCTGGAGGAGAACTTGATTGTGATTCTCTGTGTGGGATCTGTGCTGAGGGCTTTCTCATCTGCCCTCGCCTGGACGATCTTCTTATCCAATACGGATTTGAGGAGAGGGTTAGGGAGGGACAGGACGGTGCCGTCCGGAAGCACTCTGGCTGCGCCTCTTGGGTGGTAGACCTCCACTGAGCCGTCATCGCGGCGGGTGAAGTCGAAGCCCTCTTCCAGGGCGTAGTCTTCGGCGACTTTGGTGGGGTTCATGCCTCGACCTCGTCGAGATCCATCCGGCCACGGGCACTACAGCCACATGGCATCGGGAAGCCTGCCCGCATGGCATTGAAATATCTCTCCGCATCGATCAGAGAGAGGCCGCTCACGTCTATCTCGACGTAAATGGTAGATGGGCGGTAGGTGGGGGGAGTCATGCATATCGCCCCCCAGGTCTACGGAGCATCGACCACGGGATACGGCGGTTCCCGTATGGCATGAGCGGCATGGCCTGCGGTTCTTCTTCGGTTTTGCGTGCCCTATAGCTAGGGCCCTTACTTCCGCGTCTTTGACTCATGAAAACTCCAATTACAGCAATTTTATTACATCTGGATATGGTTCGTAAATCTCACCATCTCTTCTTAGTTTTTTAATAACAGCAACAGTCGTTGACTCGGGAATTTCCAGCTCGACTACTGCAAAGCCCGCCAGATCGGCTATTTGTATCCCCTTTCGCGTGGCGTGAAGCCGGATGAGGTTTTTGATTTTGGATTTTGCCTGCTCCATATTGATTGGAACAGGAGAGGAGATCAATTTTTTTTCTGAGTTGAATGCGAATAGATTTTCGTAATGAAGATCCGCCCGCAGCTGTTCTATATAGGACAGATCTGAATCGGTTAAACGGTGCCACTCCCCCCGTGTGTTTTTGCCCTCGAACCTTTTGTGTAATCTGGTTTCGAGGTTTTCTGCCACACGCGCTGATTCACATTTTAAGAAATTGACTAATACGAGTTCGTGTGGGTTTCCTATTTGGAGAGAGCTGAGACGTGAAGCAAAATCCGTAGCATATCCGATCTTAAATAGACTATCAGACCGAAGAACATACACCCCTGGCCCCCGTGTATCCCCTTCAAACTCGGGACACCGAATTTCGTAGATCTTGTTCTCCACGATTTGCAGCTTTCTGGTTAAATGTTTTCGGCGTGCCTCTAATCGAGCTAGTGTTTGAGTCGGATAATCCATATTTACACAATCCCCGTTTGTTCCATTCGTTGACATACTTTGTCAAATGCCAAATGATTTTCACCCATCTCAATACCACCTTCTGCTATCGCTTCGTTTCATATTCTTCCATCATCTAATTGACATTATAATTTACATATAATCAATGTGAATAGTATGTCAGTTTTTAGGAAGTCAACCCATAGTATTACCCTCCTTGTCAAAATCTTTGACATTTGACGTCAAGGAATTCCAGGCCCGAAGTCGTAGAACCTTTTGGCGATTATCACCCGCTCTGAAAAAGATCTCATAGCTCCGAGAATCCAACCTCGATACTAGCCGGTTCATTTCCTTCGGAGAGATCTCTAATAACCTTTCAAGCTCCTTGTAGGATTTAGGACCGTTGCGGAGAATCTCTTTCATCCGCTCAATCCTGGCCTTTGACTTCTTTCCAGTTGGTGGTGTTTGTGTCTTTTTTGTTGCCTGCCATACCCTGTTGATTGCATCGGCATGATCGTTGACCTTTTTTTCAAGATCTGTGAGCCATTCGGCATGATCGTTGACTCTTTCATTGTCAAGCTTTCTGGCGGCCCGAATGTCAACTATCTCCGCTATGAGTTCACCAATACGGTCTTTTGCAAGACCTTTGACAGCTATAACCGCTTCTTCTGATCTATAGTTGACATTTTTCATGTCTTCGATCAGTTTGGCCTGCTTCTCAGTCAGCTGCTCAAGCTCTTTGATTCGGCCATCGAATGTGTTGAAGAGGATGATGAGCTTCTGCAGCTCATCCGGCTTGATGCCCGTTGCCTTCTTCTGTGGCCCGTCGTCCTGCAGCCTCTCCAGTTGCGTGGCCTGCTCCCGGATCTTGTCCTCCAGCACCTGCTCTCTCGTAGGGCTGGGGGGCAGTTCTGATGCTAGTTGGAATGAAGGTAGGCTAGACGACATCCTATATCCTTACCATGCGCCCATAGGCGCGGCTGGCTTCCTCTTCTCCCAAATCCATGCTGGTATCTGGATTATGTTGGCGTCTTCGGCCTCGTTTACCGTCTGGCAGCGTGGCCGCTTGCCGTCTATCAGGAGCACGGACTTTGGGAACCAGTAGTTGTTAGCGTCCATACACTGGCCGTCCAGATTCTCGACAGCTGCGATCAGCAGGGCTTTCTTCGTCTCGTGGACCAGCAGGTAGACGATGCTCCTCTTCTGGCCGGTCAGCGACATGAGCGGGGCCTCTTGGCCGATCCGGAGGGTTATGTGGTCGGTCATTTTACCGCCTCGATGGATTTGATCATCTGGGTATAATGCGGTCCGGGCTTCCACAGAGCGGCACGGGATTCCATCGCCCGCCCTGCCCGGCTGATGACTCCCGCCAGGGATAGCTTTGTGACCATCCCGGGAGGCATCCCTGCGCCTTTGACTGGTTTGGGCTCGTTCTCTATCGACCTGAGCCACTTGACGTTGATACCTCGGGCGACCATAGCCGCCGCCATCTGGTTATTGCTCATGCTCCACCCCGTGTGCTCTTGTCCATGGTCTTCGGCCTCCGGCGCTCTTTGGCCGGGCTGAACCCAATGCATTCCTCCCCCTCTTTTGGCGGAACATGGATGCAGGGGCCCGCCCACGGCACCCAACGCCAGCGACAGGAATCGCAGTGCCCCCAGGTCAAGCCTGCGCCCCCGCGCAATCCCGGAGGATCTTGATTTCCGCTCTCGTGTTGGCTAGCATCTCCTCCAGCTCGTCCTCGTCTTCCAGCCTCATGGCAAGAGCCTGATCAGCCGGTATTAGGCTGGGCCCGGGCTCTTCGGCCTTGGCCCGGAGGAGAGGATGGGTGCGGACCACGAAGGCCCGTCTGATTGCAACGCAATCAGGACAGCAGCATTGGACATGAGGCGTGATCATAGTCCCGCCTCCGCCGCGTATTTCCTGATCGGCTTTCCCGCCGTTGTGCCACTGACCCCGAACGCCCGGCCAATGGCGCTGTTCAGGTAGCCCTCTTGGTGCATCGCCAGGAGCTTTGGATAGTCCTCTGGTTGGCCTCGGTGGAGGTCTTCGTGCTTCTTTATCCGATTTGGCCGGTACTTGTGGGAAGCGCCCATCTACTCAGCCTCCGTAAGCATGACGCAGAGCATATCATAGGAGTTCCCTGCCTGGAGAACACGCATCCAGTCCCTAGATCCAAGCTCTCTTGTTATTGCTCGACTAATGCACAGCCGCTTTGCTTCAGCATCTTTGTATAAAATGTATAAGGGGTTGTACCGAGCTTTTCCACGGTGATCTATCGCGCCCGCGCCTTTTCCACAATGTTTCCTACACCAAACGCAATATATGGCCCAAAGCATATTGGTTGCCAGATTGGCCGCAAGATATGCTACCAATAATTGCGCAAGTCGCCCCTCTTCTATCATGCAGCCTCCGTAAGCATGGCGCGGAGCACGGCGGCATGAGAGCAGATTTCAATATCGTCGTCGGCATCATAGCTAATGTATTCCAGTATAATGGACAGAGCCCGGATGGCCGCTATTGCTTCGCATGCCGCTTTGGTTTTTGGCCTGCATTGGTCACAGTTTCCATGCACGGTCAGGCATGGAATCACGGACTCAGAGATTATTTTTCCAAGTCTTTGATATTCCGCAAGGGCATCCTCGAGAGCAACGACCCTGGCTCGCAGTCGTTCTATTTCCGGATGACCGTCCGGCACGAATATTTTCCCATCTCCAGGATCGTAGATGCAATTCTTCTCAAGCACCTTGATCCTTCCCAAGTATCCGTTCATCAACTCGGCATTCTGTTTGGTCAGTGCCTCGGCTTCGTCTAGCGACGACCCAAGTTCCTTGATCCGGGCTTCCGCGTCATGTAGCCTCTTGATGTAGCTGTTAGTGAATTCTTGTTCTACTTTGGACTCATGTTTCAATCGCCTGATCTCTTTTTTCAGAGACTTGGTCAGGGCGGCCTGTTGGTCGATGACGTCTAGCCGGGCCTCGATGACCCGCTCGGATTGCTCCAGATCGGCCCGCAGCCGCTCGATTTCGGCTATCATTTCGCCCCAGACATCCCCGACTTCCGCGCAATCATCCTGAAGAAAGTCGCGGAGACCTCTTGCTCTCTCCAGATCGAATGTCATTGAGATGCCTCCACGGATGAAATCCGCCGGACTGCTGCCAATGGTATCCATTCTTGCTTTCCACTACTATGCATTATCCAGAGGGCTGCATGTCCGCAATGCCACGTGGTTATATCCGAAAATCTTTTCATGTAGTCATCGTGCCACCGGACTTCCAGATCGAAGCCTATCAATTCGTCGGGCTCAACGATATGATCACTGCTATCGATCATGTCCCGAAGGACGATAAAATGGCTACCATAATTTTCCATTATGTAAGGATGGCATAGCTGGCAGCCAATCGCCATCGGTAGCTTGGATATGACACGGATGGCCTCCCGCTGCTCTTCGGTTAGGGTCATGACCGGCCCCCCTCTCCCTCATCTACGCAATCGTCGTTCGGGTCGACTTCTTCTTCCAACCTCTCGCAGTAATAGCGATCACCGCGAACCAACAACATCGGGCAATGTCCACAAATCATTGTGTTTCCTCCTCTGTCGCTATGAGCTGGTCTCTGCAGATCCCTCCGGCCAGCTCTTGTGCATTGTACACACATCCACCCAGCCAGAAGCTCTTGGTAAGCTGCCAGGCCAGTTGAGGGACTTCCTGAGATGCCCCCATAACGATCCTGGTAACCACCGGGTGCTCTATGATGATGGCCTTCTCCAAGATCCTGCACATCCTCAGAGCGGTGGCGTTGGAGATGTGCTGAGTCATCGCAATCTCGTGCAGACCAACCGGCTCCACCGACTTCTCCAGATAGTCGATGATGCCACGGATGGTGACGGCGTCGTCTATGACCTGGTGGAGAGGTTTCATTCGAGCCTCCTGCACCTGAAAAGCCCTATATCGTAAGAGCCGTCGTCTCTCCAGTACGGCTCCAGATGAGCACTGAAGCGGATCTGCTCACCTGGTCTTGGGATTGATCCTCTCCAGTGTCCAGGCCGGACCCAGGCATGCTCTTCGGCCATCTCGGTGGGCGTCTGAATCTGGTTGAGCGCCAGGAAGCCTCTGCGATCCAGGAAGTCGCAGCGAGCGGAAAAGACCGCCCTGGTGATTCCTGCACGGAGCATGGCGGCAAAGGCGGATTTCATGCCATCCCCCTGAGATTAGCCGCATAATCGCAGGCTCCAGGCTCTTCCAGAAGGGTCCGGTAGATCGCCTTCTGGCGCTTGTGATAGGCTCTCCACTGGGCTTCGGCGTTGTGGCGTCTGGCGCGCCTCCGAATGCCTGTACCGGCGCTCATGCCGGTGCCCCCCATATCTGCCAGGTGGTGCCGTTCACCGTCTGGTTGATGCTCGCCAGGAGGAGATCCGCCTCCACTGTGATGTTGGTGAACCCCTGGCCGGCGCATGAGCCGGTCATCGAGAGGGTGGCAGCGTCTGACAGCATCGTACTGAGTAGATAGATGAGGGCTATCCCAGCCGCTATGAAGGCATACCAGACCAGCATGGCAATGATTTCAGTGCCGGTCATGCAGACCCCGCCGGTGTAGCGCCAAAATACGCACCAGTCAGCTTCGACTGGTATGTAGGACCGCATCCCCAGCTTGGATAGAATATGTCCATATGGAATTTTCCGGCTATCCAAGGCTCTTGCAGCTTCTCTGCAATACCATAACCATATTTAGGGGGCAGAAAGTCGTTCCAATCGAGCATCTTGCTGCCAGTGTGCCCTTTCAAATCTTCTGTAATGAGGACACTCCGGAGGTGCTGGGCGATCTCACGAGGTGGATATAAATGGTCTAACTCATGATCTCTGAGCTGCTGCATCATGTATTTTGCAGGAGATTGAGTTGGCAGAATCCAGTTGTTGCCTGCTCCCCTCTTCTTGTACTGATATGAGATGACGTTCTCCAGGCCATGCTGATCACAGACAGCACAGTTTTTGGTAGGTTCTCTGAGCACTGCCTCAGAATCGATCACGAGATCTGATATGCTGAGGTCTTCGACAATCTGGACAAGTGCGTCCAATGGCAGAGGATTGTCTATCTTTCCCGTCTTTTTGTTGATGCCATTGAATTTGACTTGGTAACCATCGTGCATTACCCGGGATCTGGATATGGTTATGCATCCGTCCATCCTCTTTTCTTGAACCTGTTTTTTCTTTTTGCTAATATTGGTGTGCCCTGTAAAGCCCACCAGCTCCGTGCTATCGGCAAGTTTGGCCTTCAGCTTGAGGAGAGCTGCCCTATCCACGGCACGCGGCCATTCTGTTGGCATAGACTTCATGAGGATGTCACCCCCTTTCCGTTCATCCGTTGCCGTTCTCGGAATCTTTCTTCGGCTACATCGATTGCCTGTTTTACAATTTCGTCTGCCAGGTCTTGTGCTTCTTCAATCGATAGATCACAGCAAGTCCATTTCAGCATCAGGCGAGCCGTCTTGCCGCATTTTGGACAAGTCATCTCGTCCCCGATCTCGAGAAGCATGTCATGGTGGCTCGCGTTCTGCCAGGTGATGGGGACCTTTGGTTTGGTGGCTATTTCATGGACATACTGGTCCAGAGCTGCCTTTTGCTCGTCCGTGAGAGGTTCGGGTTCGGGTGATTTAGCCCTAATCGAAATGTCATTGGCAATCGCCGCTGCCTTCTGGAAATTGTCCTTGAGTTCAGAAACGATCTGCTCTTTCTGTTCTGGGGTGCCTTTTTGGAGGACTTTGCCAATAGTCCGGATGTCCTTCTTTGGGGCCTTGATCTCACCAGATTCTATTTTTTGAGCTACATCCGGTGCGATTTCTTGGACAGCCTTAACAGCTTCTCCGAGGTCAACCGACCGCTGCACTTTCGCAGGAGATATGTTATGCTCTTGCGCAATTCGCGCCCTTGTCTCTCCAGGAGAATTAACTTGATCATTTTGATCAGGTTGTTTTGATGCGTTAACGTTCCCAATCGGCGCACCTTCGACCTTTTTCTCTAATTCATATTGTCTGGCAATCGCAAGTTCAAACTGAATGTCGCTCAGGTTGCGCCTACCGAGCTGGTTCTTGAGAATCCAAAGCATGGCCTGATCTTTGTCCGGAAATTCAAGAAAACGGATATCATATTCTATATCCAGCTCCTTGCAAATTTCGTATCGGTTGTGGCCATCCAGTAGAATTATTTCGGTCTGATATGGTACAGCTCCGCATTTATCGCATTGCCATCGCGCATAGTCGTCGTCCCAATGATCGGGAGCGGATGAAAACGTGGTTTCTTGATAACAATGCCTGCACCAGGTCTCTTCAAGTGGCACCGTCCACAGGACCAGCGGATCTCGGCAGCCCTCGTCCTTGATGCTCTCCCTCAGCTTCGCGCGTTCGTCTGGCTTCAGCGCGGGGATGAGGGCCTTGATTTCTGGATCGATGATCATGCATCCAGCCTCCGGACGTAGAACTTCCCCGATATGCAGGCTATCCCAACAGGCCCGTTGAGGTATTCCGACAGATCGAGATCGGGCGGCAGGATAACCTGGTGGCCGTCGATGGTGGCAATCTGGTGGTCCTCGTGTGGCTCAAGGGCCGATAGCAGCCCGAAGAAGCGGCTGTTGTCGTGCGGCAGTATCTTGGCAGGTGTAGCAACATCAGAACTGTTATCTATGATCGCGGTGTTGGTCATACTTGGACACCTCCCAGGGTGTCCAACATGCCCTCTATTTTTTTGATATTCTTAAGCAATGGGTAGCACTGTACTTTGGTGACCCCTGGTTTCATCTCGATCAGATCATGAAGCCAGTACGACCTCACGCGCAAGCGCAAGGCAGTTTCCGATCGTTCTTTTAAAAATGGCCTTATGACATCCCGGATCGATCCACCCGGTTGTTTCACGATGCCTAACAGCATCCGCCTATCTAATTCATCCCAATTTTGTTGCATGCCCTACTTCCCGAAGGGGCAAGGCTGTGCAGCAATGTTATGACCGCCAGATTCTTAAGACTAGGCGGCACAATCATATACTGCTAGGGTTGTTGTTACTCCCGGAGACCTTGGAAGATTCTGGAGAGTCCTCAGCCTTAGCTTTCCTTCTACGATTATCCTGTTCTCGTGTTGAGATTACTCCATGATATATTCTTTGGTAGTTGTTCCTTCGCCGTGCGGGCGGAGCGAAAGTGAATTAATTCAGAATCGCCAGCATGCGACTTCTCGGTAAATTTGCGGCTTTAGACCGCCAGCTTTTGCCGCCACTCTTTCTTGCAGACTTCGCAGCGGTATATACCAACCGGTATACCCCCAACGTCGTCCTCTGCAGTAAGCCTGCTCCTACCACGACAATCCGGGCAGGGCTTTGCGCCGCGAAGGTCCGGCTCGATTGTGGGAAGAGATTCGTCTATACCGCGATTCAGCCACTCTAAAAGCAAGCTTCCGGTTCCTGGTGTTGGCTGGAACTCTATACCTCGGAACATGCCCGTATTGTCTTTATCTGCCCATGCTTTCGCACGATCTAGGTAGAGGACCAACAGGAACTCATACTCAAGGCCGTCTCTCTGAATGGGGGCCAAGCCCACTTTCTTAGGGATGGTCTTGCCCTTCTCGTTGGTCTCGAAGGCATAAGCCTGCTTGGTCCTGGTGGTGGCTATAATGTGTATAGGTGAGGCCATAATGCGTTCTATGAGCTTGTTCTGTTTTCGACCTATGGAATCCCAATTCAGGAATCCTTTTCCAGGGTCCTGCGCATCCATCCGGCTCTTCTGATCCAAAAGGCCGCCAGCTCCAGCCCATGCGTGGCTCAGAGAGTCGATGATGAGCACTGAGAAGCCAGCTTTTTCCGCAGTGTCAATGACCTCGATGTACTTCTCAGTCTCATAGGGCTCTGAGATCGCGGCCACCTGATAGGGACCAATCTTGAAATCCTTGACTTCGGGGACTTCAGAGCCGATATAGAGCTCGCCTCTTCCGTGCTCGGTATCTGCCAGAGCGATCTTAGACCAGTCGGATTCTAGGCCGGCTGCGATGGCGAGGGCTGACATAGTTTTGCCACTTCCCGAGGGGCCGGTGAGCATCAGCCTGAGCTTTTGCTTCCGGCGCTGCGCTGGCGCGAATTTAACCCCTGCCATCTTACACCATCACCCTCTCTGGAAACCACTCTCGGCAGCTCCGGCAGATTCTGGAGCCGTTGTGGGCCTCCACGGGCAGACGATTCCTACCACAGTGAGGGCAGGTCTTGAACGTGGGGGTCATCTGCACTCCACCAGCCTTGCGGACAACTGCAAAAACAAGCTTCACTCTATCTGCTTCTGGTACATCCTCCAGCATGTGGTTAATTGCCTGGTCACACACTTCTGATTCGCTAATTTTCTTGGGTTGTTTCATATTCCTGCTCCTCTATAACATACTGTATTATCTTAAGTATTTATAGTTTATGCTAAAACATCTAATTTAAGATAGAAAAGGCGGAAACTTTATATCCATAGAGATTGTAGTAGAATATATGCGCGAAATGACTACCCCCGCAAAAGTGGATAAACAGGGAAGGGTTACAATCCCACCTGTCGTACGTGATAGTCTGAACATCGAAGTGGGAGATGTTGTTGAGATCACAGTAAAGAAAATAGCATTGACAGAAAAGGAAAAGAGCCAAAGCATAAACCCTCTGATGGCCGCTGAGACTCTTATGCCTGTTTCTGCTTGAAGACAAGGTAGGTACGAGCTACAATGTCTCAAAACGATAATAGCCTGCCTCAGGCAATAAACCTTTCCAATCGACTCACTCATTCGATGGAGTCTCTGGGGACCCCTCAACAGATCCAAATGGCCATTCGGCCTTTACAGGATGAGATTGCCCAGCTCCGGGAAGAGAGAGAGCTGGAGAGGCAAGAGGTGGCAGCTTTGCATGCGAAATTGACCTTCCTGGAGAGCCTGCAAGAGCAGGATATTAACAGGATATGCCTCGACATCGCCCTCGATCGCAAGAGAATAGCGAAGCTTGAGAAGAGTGATTCAGGAAAACACCGGACTGGTGCAAAACAGGTCGCGCGCTTAGCCAGGGTTGAGGCGCTTCTGATCACTCGACAGAATGAACCCATGACATTCTCAGAGATTGGCAAATTCTTAGAGCTGGGCCATAGGGATGGTAAGAAGAACACCAGAAAACAGAACATGACCCATCTTGGGAAGGCCATTGGGCAAGACGATAGATTTCGTGTCTTTGACAGCAATACTCAGAAGGGATCTAAGATGGTATGCCTCCGCCAGGATTATTTTGGGGGTTCGATGAGGTAAAATTTTACCCTTTACCCTTTAGGCACTCTTTCTAACAAGCTTAAAGATTTCATTGATTTCTTGTAGGAAAAGTCGGGAATTTGGCTTTTCTTGTATATGTTTTACTTTGGAGAAGGAGAAGTATAAGCTATATATAATATTAAACATCAATTCTTTACTGGAGAAGGCTGGAGAGGTAAAGGGTAAAATTTGCCCTGGTGGTTTACATATCGCAGATAATTCCCGAAAATATTTGCGTACCAAAATGCCCCAATAGCACTTATTCTCCCAAAAGTAATAATCGCTATCTAGCGGCCTTGTGTGTACCTTCAAAGAATACGCATTCGTGATCGATCCCGTTTTCACTAATGGTACAGTATATATACTATGAGCACCCATGCAGTCCTATGGCACGCCCTAGTTACAAAGGACGCATTGCTTCTATATATTTCCGTAGCTCCGAGGAGCTGCGGCAGTTCGCGGGGGAGGCAAAGGCAGCCGGATGTCCGCTCAGCACCTACATCCTGGAGATGGTGGCGAAGGCAAGGGAAGCCGCCCACTCCAGGCCGCATGAGATCATCTCAAAGGATCTCGAGGATATGAAGCAGGAACTCAGGATAGTCAGAAAGGAGAACCGCGAGAAAGAACTCCTTCTAGAGCACTATGAGACGGAGCTGTTCAAGCTGCGAAACCAGACATTTTCCCAAGTAGATGCTCATCACACAGGAAAGGAGTACGAGACTCGTTTGGTGTCCATGCTGCAGGAGGGCAAGACCCTGAGCAGCTACAAGATCCTGCAGGAGCTTGGTGTAGATCCCAACGATAGCGATGCGGTGAGGCTGATATCCAACCAGCTTGAAGAGCTGCGCAAATTCGGCTTGGTGAAAGAGACTGCAGCAGGATGGAGATGGATGGTGAAAAGATAATGGGATACGAAATATCGGTTGACCATGCAGAAATCCATATCAGGAAAGAGAATTTCGGTGCGGTGCTGAATGCAATAGCATCGATACCGGACCGGATGGCATGGACGGAACTTAAGGACATCCAACGCATCGCGAAAAGTGGTGACATCACCAAGATGTTTGAACACCTCGGATGGCCGGTGGAGTTTGACTCTGATGGAAACATTGTTCGTATGGAATTTGACTCCAGTAAAATGGGGGACGAAGAAGTCTGGCTGGGAGCCATAGCACCATACGTAGAATCTGGCTGCATCCAGGTCCGGGGCGAAGATGGCGATCTGTGGCGATGGGTCCTTTCCGGTGGAAAACTTAAGGAAATCAGGCCGGAGATTAAGTGGCCGGAGGGGAAAGAATGATTGATATAAAAAAGCTATCTGATTTGGAAAAGGCGGCAAAACAGGGGCCATGGTATGACCCTCTCTGAGCTTCTGGAGGGGCTGAAGCAGATCGATCCCGAAGAGTGGGAAATTATCATGCACGGCATTCCCCTAATACCGATGAGCCAATATTTTACATTTGATCATGGGGAAACAACAGCGCACCGATATCATAGTACGTATCTACCGTTTTCACAGATGGAAAGAGACGTTGCCCTGGTATGGCTTCAAGGCTGCCTCCAGCGTGCATGCGAAATGCGGGAATGGGACTTGCGGCAAGACCAGTGGGTCATCAAAATGGATGGCCAGAATGTTGTCTACCACTATGCCACAATCGAGAAGGGCATAGCAGAAACCGGCGAGCCTTTTGAACACGAAGGCAGGGGCAAATCTCAGGCCGAGGCCCTGCTGGCGGCCTATATGGCGGCGGTAAAGGGGGAGAAGCTGTCAACCGTTCTGGCCCAAAAATGACCCTGATCGACGACTATATAGTGGACTGCCAGCTCAGGGGCATCCGCTACCCCAAGACAGCTATCTACTACATCCAAGACTTCGCCACCACCTGCGAAGACCTGCAGAACGCGAACCGTGCAGACCTGAAGCGATACCTGGCGGTCCTTCGGGGCCGGAACCTCAAGCAATCCAGCATCATGAAGGCCTACAATCACCTGTCAGGCTTCTATGAATACCTGGTGGATGAGGAGCTGATCACAGTAAGCTACCCCTCCCCTGAAGGAGAGGGGCTTTCAGCAGCCCTGAGCAGATCTGTTTCAGAATCAGAGATCTGCCCGGACCTCCAGGCCAGCCTACATGCATCGACGATCTGCAGAGGTCCCAGTCTTGCTGGAACGTTGGCCTCAGATCTGCCAAAGACGGCTTCAAATCGTGTTTCGACCGCACCCTTTCGGGCAAGAGTCTGGCAGAGCCGTACAGGATCAGCATCGAACGGTTTACCGCTAGGGTGCCTATGATGCCCAAGTACATGCAGGAGATTGATTTGACATGTTAAATATGTATGCAGAGCACCGCGAAAGTAAACTGGGAAGTGTACCCAATTCCTCCCACCCCCTAAAGGAGGTGGGCCTCCTTGGTGCTTTACTGTGAACCCGGTCACATCCTTCAGGAAGAGGTATCTCCAGACCTACAAAGAGCAGATAGCTCAGGATGTGCGGCAGCTGGTCAGCATCGAGGACGCCAGCAGGCTGGTCAACTCAACTCTGGATAGTCGCGACAAGGCGATACTCATCCTCCTCTTCAAGACGGGCATGCGGGCCAATGAGCTTCTAGCACTAGACGTAGGCGATGTAGACATTCTAAAAATGGAGATCAGGCTCAAGCCCACAACGAAGCGCAGCAATAGGCTGCTGTTCTTCGACGAGGAGGCCGCCGCAGTCCTGGGGGCCTGGCTCCGGGCAAGACCGCTCAGGAGCACCCACGGAGGCGATGCCCTGTTCCCGAGCAAGACCACCGCCAGGATATCAGTCCGCAATCTTGAGAGGTTGGTGTCGAAACATGCAGAGCGCGTGGGCCTGCACGACCCTGCATCGCCTCTGCTGGAAAAAAGATTCTCTCCACACAATGCGAGGCACTGGTTCAGTACCTGGCTATATCGCGCTGGGATGGAGGAGAGGTATATAGCCTGGCTGAGGGGGGATGCTCCACGAGGGGCTATGGGGCCCTATATCCACATTGCCCCCGAGGACGTCAGGAAGAGCTACCTAGCCCATGTGCCCAGGCTTGGGGTGTAGTTCGCGCGGCTTTGCATGTAAAGTCGGTTCTGCAAATAAAGTCGAGCGCCTGCAAATTAAGTGACGGATTATATCAATTGATTGATTATATCATTTGATACCATATTTGATTAAGCTTTGTACAAAATAGACGAAAACTATATACGCACGTAAAGAGATATTAATATGGGGTGAATTAGGATGATAGATCTATGTGATAGTTCCACGACGGTAATCGAAGAGTCGATAGAAACCCAAATCATCACCAGTGAGATCATTGATTTGATTCCTGGTGTGGGGCCTATCTTCGTCGATGGTAATATCGTATGTGGTTTGGAGTGACCTATTCGGGTCATTCTAATGATCTTTTTTTTCGCTCTTCTCGGACATAATTGACTGCGATATAGCTAACTAGGTTGCTTAGTGGTACTCCGGTCTCTTCCGCTTCCTGTTCTAAGAACACCCTCGCGTCCTCAGGCAATGTTACCGCGACGCGCTTTTGTTGCTTATATTCTGTCATAGTATCTTATCGCGCAGTCAAAGGATAAATAAGTTATGCAAAGTGACTATTAGTAACTTATAAATACTAATAGCATCTATTAGTAACTATGACAGAATCCCGCGAAGGTAACCAAATTTATCCCAAATTACTGATATTAGTACACCTTGCAATTAAAGTCTGATGTCTGCAAAGGAAGTCCCTCGTTTTAGGGACTTTACATGCAAAGCCATATGTACCATAAACTATATATACTTATGATGCGTATTAGGTATTGGAGTGAAATGAGATGGTACTGATTGGAAATAGAAAAGATATATTGGAACTGGATGAGCTGTCGGACGCCAGCCTGAAGGCCAATTTCGGCTACACTGTAGCTGGAATTGAGAATCTGAGAGACCAAGCGAATGAGGTTAGAAAAGAAGAGGCGATCTGAAATGGAGCCCAGAACGATCGAAGCCGAAACCGCTAACAAGATGACTGAAACAGAGCTCATGGACACCGTCTGGGAAGCCCCAGACAACAGCATTATCGAGATCAACGCCGCCGACCCCAATCCGCAGGCGGAAGACAACGATGGGGTCTATCTGGAGGTCGTCAAGCTTGACGATGAGGAAAGCGTGGTCCGCGACAGATGGCCGAACCAGGACAACCACCGCGTCCTGGTCAGAACGAAAGACATCTATTCGATCTACCGCGCCCTGGTGGATCAGGTCGAGGAGGTAGCCTAGATGGCCCCACCAGAAAGCCAGATCCAGAAGGTATCTCCCTCGGGGGATGCCATAGAAATGAAACTGCATGCGAGCATTCGAGCAGGCCCGTGGAGCGAGCCTGATCATATATATGTTGCCCCATGCGGCTGTGAGTACAGTCTCCGCGCCTATAATCGGGGCGAGGGGTGGAGCTTCGTTTGCCCCTCCCATCGGGGCAACGTCAAATATATAGATGGGCCAGAAGCCAGACAAGTCCTGCCATATGGATGCTCTGCTGAGGAGTATCTGGAGTCCGACAGATCGAAGGCATTCATGGCATTCTTAGTGGGTCAGGACTGGGTGCCATCGACATATGAATATGGTACGAACGCAGGGGATTATAGTTCTCCTTTGGAATCGCGGGGAGGAGAACTCTGGTACCACAATGTGCGCCAGGGCTGCGCTACAAAGAGTGCGCTAATTGCCCGGAAGGTCGAGGAGGTCGCCCCCTGATGCCTCCCCAAAAATCCCTCATCCCGAAGCCCCGCGGCCCGCCCAGGACGCCTCCTGAGCTGCGGTCGCTGAAGCTCAGCATCTCCTTCAGAGCTGACCAGAAGGCCTACCTGGCCCGGATGAAGCTCGATCACCGTCTATCCAGGCTCTGCCAGCAGGCGGTAGACCTGGAGGCGGATATGCTAGATCTGCCTGATGGCCTTCGCGATGATGCGCTGGAAGCTGCTGCTGCCAGCTTCTTCGATGAGTGGGCTGTGGCTGGATCGTATGCGATCAGCCAGGATGAGCTGATCCAGCACAAGGCAACATCTGGGGAGATGGCACTGGACGCCGAGGCCCTGGGGATCGCGCCGGGAAAGCTCATCGCTGCCCTGCGTGACCTCTGGGATCTGGAAAAGGAGTATGCGCTGAGGAAGGCGGCGGTGCTCAGGAAATATAGGAGTGGAAAGAGATGAAATTGGCATCGTTTATATTAATGTTGGTCGCATTAATTTGTAGTGGCTGCATACAGCCATCTCCTGAAGAAGTATACGATACCCCTATTACCTTGCCAATCAACGCCAGTCCGGTTGATACACTCAAAGAGAGCTTGAGGACTATGACCGATGCGGATGGCTCACGCGGGGTCACATTGTTTTTGGATGCATTCGACAAGAACAGAGTAACTCTAAGTGCAAAAGCGGATGAACCATCCGATTTTGTTGATACCATAGCAGCAATCATTATCATAGATCTCCATCTAAACACTCAAAATATAACTCCTGAGGAATATACTGTGAAATATAGTGGTCGGTACTTCTCCAATTCCGGGGATTTTAAAATAACAAAAAAACAAATAGCCCGGATCGATCAGAACACACAGAACCAGGGATTGTTGGAAGCTGTTATAGCCGCCATGGCTAAGGGGGATTTTGGAGACGACATGAAGACACGCGGGAAGTATCTCACCGACAATGCTTATACGCCTAGCAATGAAAGACTCGAACTATACAAGGGATATGTTTCGCGGCCACGGTGGATGATAATAGAGATCCAGTGAGGGGCGGGCGGCATCACCACATACGGTGTTTTGAATAGAGGAGAATAACAGGAGGAAAAAGAATGACTGAAAAAGTGTGGGTCCGTTTGGGCGGAAAAGATGGGGTGTACCTGGTAGAGGGCGAGGACTACACCGTGGACCGCGATGCGGGGCTGCTCACGATCAACGAAAAAGCGTGGGCGAAGGTTCCTGCCAAGTGCATCAAATATCCAGACGTTCCGGTGGATGTTGGATATGTGGAGGAAGGTCAGGAGGAGATGGGCAATGGGGGGGGAATAAATGCTAACGACGAGTGATGGCATCTGGATATTTATTATATGCGCGGGAATACCTCTCGGGTGGGGGATTGGTTATTTTGGCCCACTGATTGTATTTGGATTTTATCAGTGGTGGACCCACAAGAACGATTATAAGAGTCCACGCCGGCACAGCAAATACCACCAGATGGTGCCCCATGGAGCCCTACCGAGGCCAATCGGCATGCAAATAACTCTGCGACCAGTAGGTCCGCAGGAGGAAAAGAGATGAGTGCTTCAGGACCATGCCCTCGATGCGGTGCGTACTACAGCACCACATGCGGCCAGGGAAGGGGGTGGTTCATCTATGGGGGGGCGGTGTACGATCCGGTGGCTTTCAATCCCGAAAGCTACAATAACAAAATCCTTCTCGATGGTGTCTTCAGTGCGTTGGACGTACTCTATGAAGCAGTAAAGCACTACCTTTCCGACCGCCCGTTGTGGAAGGATGAAACATCCCCGATATTGAATCAGCGGGTCGAAGTGTGTATGCGATGCGGATTTATTTATGGGGAAGCCACCGACCTACAGAAAAGGTTGTGGGGCATCCACCAGGAGGGATGAGGAAACGCAAGGAATCCCCAAAGGTAGTTTGGTGTTGGTCAACTACCCTACGCTTCCATGAGGCTCGACCCCTCCTGTATATCGCTCTTTTTTCCTGCCCATGTACATCCCCTGGCGACGATGGTACTCTGCACCGGGTTGGGGTCCGTGGTGCAATAGCAGCCCCCAGGTGCGACTATCTGGCAGTTTTTGGCCTCTGCATACGATTTGCCGACCGCATGAATCCCAAAGTGCCCTTCTATCTGGCAGGCTTCCAGCAGAACACGCGCCGATTCATAGAAGTACGTCGCCCCTCCAAAAGATGATGCCTTGTTGGGATCGCTCATCAGGATCGAGTTCTTGATCGAGCCGGCCCCGTCCCTGACGACAAAGCCATATGAGGAAGCAGCTTTTGAGCAGTCCATCTCGATATTGCTCAGGGCGAAGTCGTTGACCTGCCAGCAAGTGATCTGGCTGTCGGTCTTGAATCGGGTTGCTGTAACGTTGTCTGACCCCCTGGTCCTCCAATCGTCGTTGCCATTCAGGAACAGCCCGACCCGGCACCCATAAGCCTGGCAGTCTATCACCTGGCTGTTCTTGTTGGTATCGAGCATGATCCCTTCGGCGGCACAGTTCCTGGCTATGACGTTGCGGACGGTCTCGTTCACTCCCGGCCCGCTTCCGTTGTTCCCCAGGTACATGCCTGCTCCGTGGGAGTTCTGGAATACCAGATTTTCGAATACCCCATTGGATCTCTGAGAGCCCACCAGGAGCAGGGCCTCACCGTCGTGGGGCTCAGCAGCACTTTGCCGCGCCCTGTCCCCCTCGAAGGTAACCCCTCGCAGGCTGAAGCTGGAATAGCCCAGGTCGAAGCCTCTCTTGCCCCTAACCAGCATCAGAGCGACATGCCGCCCTTCTCGCCTCTGGCCGGGAGCAAGCTGCAAGATCGTCTGACCGACACCCGCGCCCGTGATGTGCATTCCCTTATCGATGATCGGGATGGAGCAGTAGAATAGATTGCTCCCATCGGGATCCAGACCGAACGCATACGGAGCTGAGAATACATATCGCCCTTTGCCTATGTTCAGGCTGCCGCCATTCGGCACGGCATCGATCGCCGCCTTGAACAGTGCCCTGGCGTTCCCTTTGATCTGGCAGGCAGCTATTTGCTTACCGCCCGCCTTTGCGATCGTGTATTGTCCTGACTGATAGATTTCTACATTAGCCATTATTTTTTCCTCTTCAGAACCTTTTTGACATGCTTTTTCCATTCAGCAACGGACAGCCGCAGGCAGACATCGCAAGAGGTGCCCGTTGTCCTGCAGTGCTCGAAAGCCGGGCACTCTCCTATCGTGGGCATGATTACACCGAGGTTACGGTGACTGTGCCGGTTTCTATTCGTTCATCGCCATCCATTACCACCTTCTGGCCAAAACCGGTGATGGTCGAGCCCTTACAGGTGATTGAAAAGCTTGAAACATCGTCTATCCCAGAAAAGGCCCGTCCGGTCGCATAATCGATGTAAATGTATTTGACCAGGTCAGCATACTCCAGGTCTTCGCCTATCCGGTACGAAGCCAGTTTAGCCTCCAGGCTTGCCTGGACGTTTGCCAGCAGGTTAAGCTCTGGTGTGGTGGTGAGCACAAGATCGAGATCTATGTCTACGTCCTGTAGTTCTGGCGGCACCCATAGCCGGGGATAGATCCCTCTGCCCATGAACAGATCAAAGCTCAGGCTTCCGGCATAGGTCGATGATAGAATCTTGGTGGCATAAGGATACTCCGAGTCCATAGTCGCCAGAACCATAGCCCCCGCCGGAGATCCGGCTGGGATGGTGGCCGTACCGTTCTTGCTGGTCGCGCCCGGTTCTTCATAGACAAACGGTATCTCGATATCGATGGGCGTGAACTGCAGGTTGCGGACCCAAACCGGAGCTCCGGCACAATCTCCTATCTCAAAACTGTCACCAGCATCACGAAGACTCGCGCCCAGGACACCGCAAGCCGTGCAGCCTGCAGCGATATTGTCATAAATCATCTTGTCCAGAGCAGTATCAATCCCGCTGATGGCATCTATCACCAGAAGGACATCACCCTGCCCCAGAGTCTCGACCTGAGCCTCGTGGACGCCATAGACCCCATCGATATGCTCTTCCATGAGCGGTATGGTAGCCCTGCCAGGCAGCCAGATAGTATAGAGAGCCCTTTCCCTGAGGTCGCTATCAGACTCTTCATCAGTTCCGCCAGTGAAAGGTGAGTCATTGGTACAGTTGGTAATCCCGATCACGGGAGTGCGGATGATCGATATCAGGCCGGCCACAACGTTCCCCGCTGTTCCGACGTCGGATGCTGTGGCGGGCACGTAGACCTGAGTATTTCCGGTCGCCAGGATGGCCACATCATCAGTCTGGAACTCAGTGAGCGTGCCATCTTCGGCCACAGCAGCACATATGGTATTGGCTGGAATGGTGATGTCGCTTGCAGCTGGTGTGGACCGGCTGAATATGATAACTCCAGCGGCGTTCGTCCCCGGCTGCCTTCCTTCCGGCAGCATCGACAGGACGATGGCTGAGAGAGCATCGCCCTCGGCGGTGAGGACGTTGGAGTCTTTGACCTTCTGTTTTAGAAGCTGTATGAACACCCAGAACTGTGTGGATACGGCCTCTGCCAATATCGAATTGAAGGTTGCTACTCCCGTGTCCTGCAGGAGCGGATCTCTTGAAGTTATATAAGTCAGCCAATCCTCGTATAAATCTTCTGCTGACATTTCAAGGAACTCTGTAAAATCGATTGCCATA